TAGGAGTTAAGTTTACGTTTGTACCAGTGCTTTCGCTTGTAAGATTTACTGTTATACCACCATTAATATATTGTCTTGGTATTATCTTAAAGGTCTTATTTCCGTTTGTGCCTATTAGCTTCATATTAATATATAAACAAAACTAATTTATTTTGTATTGTAAGGCATAAAAAAAGGGCTATCCGTTAAGATAACCCTAAATTTAAAACCCTAATTGTGATTATGCAGTTGGGTCGATTTGTGAAGCAGAAGCATCAGCAGTAATTACTGACCCAGTCACAAAGTAAGGCGGTGCAGTTTCTTGCGCTACCGCTGTGATTGTGTACCCAGTTAAATCTCCCATTGCAGCACCAGTTACAATAGTACCACCATTTACATCAGCTCCGTGTTCTAATCCCATAACGAAATAGTTTCCGTTGTAGTCCTCTATTGCGATGTGTGGTCTTGCGTGTGCAATTAGTTTAAGTTCCTCTTGTGTCGCTTTGTCTTGGAATGTAAGTGTAAGATTAAGTGTACTCTCATAGAAAGTTGTACCATTCTCACGAGAAGAATTGATAGCAGTTTCTAAAGATGAGTTACCCTTAACATCAAACTGAAACCAATCTGGGTCTCCAGCAAATGCTGTAATCTCTCCAGCAGCTATTGTGGCAGCACCTAAAGTACCAAAGTCAGCAAAGTAAATAGTTTTAATACCACCTACTGCGCTTTTGCAAGGTACTTTTCTACCAGTTGTTAATGAACAAGCCATATTTTTATAGTTTTTTTAAATAAAAAAGGGTAGGGTAAATTGCCCCACCCCTTTCTACGTTGATTAATTAATTATTATACAGTTCTGTAAACGATGTCAGATACTTGTGCGTATTGTACGCCAGCAGTAAATCTCATCACTACACGAACATTCTGGCTTCCGTCTGTTTCAGCCATATCAATAACTCTTACTTCGTTAAGGTCGCTTAAGATACCAGTACCAAAGAAAAGGTTAGACTTTTCAGCAGCGATAATCATATCGTCAGCAGCACCTCTACAAGGAATTACTGGGATACCATCAAAGAAAAGGTTACCTAATACTTGGTTGTTTCCTTTGTTCTCAAATCCGTTAGCGCCAACTCCAGCAGCACCAAAACCGCCTAAAGCACGAGTATATGCGCGAACTACGTTTGAAGCAGCATAGATAGCTAAATCTTCACTTCCGTAAACTGTGCTTGGAATAGCATCTACAACATCTCCTAATTCAGCAACTACGTTTGCAGCAGTTACAGCAGTACCAGTAATATCTTGTCCAGATGGCAAATCTCCATCAGCAGCTAACAATGTAGCAAATCCGTTAAATTGTCCAGAAGTTGAAGTATTTCCACTCCAAATGTTTCTTTCTGTGCGGTCAGCTACTTTAGCAGCAACGTGAGCCAATACAAAATCAGAAAAGTTAGCTGGTAGGTTGTCAAATGCAGAATATCCCATTTGTGCAGCTTCCCAATCCGAATGTAGGTCTTTTTTACAGATGTCAAGGTTTACTTGAAATTCTTCTGGCTGAAGGATTTTCTCTGTAAGAGTTAATGTCCCTTGTCCAGTTTGAAAGTCGCAAGTAGCGTCTTTTACGATACTGTCAGTTGAAGCCTTTTTGATTACAGACTTAAACTTAACGTTAGGCATAATTGTGATATTGCCTTTGTCTAATGTGTCAGCCGAGAGAAGCGCTACGGCTACGTATTTGCCACTGAACTCTCCGCTATAACTTGAAGTAATTGATACACTCATTTTATTTAGTTTTTAGTTATTTATTAGTTTGTTTATTAATTATTAAATTTTGCCATTACTCTATCCAATGTACTCATTCTTCTGTTTTGTGAGATATTGAATTTAGATAGGTTTTGTTTTGCCTCTGGGTTAGCTTGGATTGGCTCGGCTGCTGGCTCGTTAAGTTCTGCTTGTACTTCTTCTGGTACTTCGCTTAACTCTACTTTTTCGTGCTTGCATAGTTCCTCTGTTACAAGGTTTCCTAACTCATCTGCGCTTAAGTTCTCTTTAGGCTCTAACATTGCTTTGATTTCCTCAATCATTGATTTAACCTCTGCAAGTTCTTCTTTAGTAGCATAGCCCATTTCTTCTTTTTCTTCTTCAAGGACTACATCTTCTGTTGCTTCTACTTCTTCTTCTGGTGTTTCTTCTGCGCCAGCTTCTTTAATTTCAGCAATAAGACCTTCTTCTTCTACTACAAGTATTTTACTATCTTCCATAGTATAACTCCCACTTGGAAGTGCTACTTTCTCATCTTCGGTAACAATAAATACTTCGTTACCAGCTTCAAACGCTTCTGCTTCTAAAACAGTTCCGTTTTCTAACGCTTGTTGTTCTAACTTAACTTCTTCGGATAAGTTTAAAACATCTTTGATTTTACTAATCATATCGTTCGTGTTCATATTAATATATAAGTGTTAAAAATTAATTTTGCATTTTTAGTTAGCATTTTCACAAGTTGTACAATTATCATAAGCAGTAACGCTTTGCCATTCAAAGCCACTTGTTTCATCATCTCTACTTAATACAGTATAGCACCCATCGTGTCCATCGTGTACTAAATCAAAATAATATACATTACCTATTGTTAGTTCTTCTCCGTTCCAAACGTGTTTTTGTTGGCTATGCCCACAGCGTTGTATTTTATATCCGTAGCTACCTTCTGGCGGTGTTGTTTCTTGTCCGACTGTACTACCAATCCCTTGCGCCCTTAAACTACCATCACAGCATTTTATAGAGTAGGTATTATCCTCGCATAAACAAGCTCTGCGCCCACCCTTTGGACTTGTTCTACTTGGTGTAAAGAATTTCTTAAACCTACGCATCTAACTCTTTTAATTTTTTATTAGCCCAACGTAGACCAGCCTTACCACCCCATAATAAATATGAAATCGTACCGCAAGCCTTTGTATCGCTCTCGTCGTAATATTCTTCTGCTCTTGACAAATAAGAATACATACGCTTAATAGTTTCTTTAGATATTGGTTTACCTTGCGCTAATTGTTGCGCTCTAACTTTTCCTACTTGGGTTGCACATTTGTTGTTTACCTTTTCGTTAAGTTCTAACCCTCGCTTTGCGTTGTTGCTCACACCACTTGGGTAATCAGAGTAGCTTTCTAATACCATCTTTTTACCACCCTTTACACGCTTGTCGCTTTTTATAATGGCTCGTATCTCACTCAATAAATACTCTGCTTCTGCTTCTTCAATAGCTGCTAACTCTTTTTGCTTTTGCTCATCAGTCATAAAGTCCCCAAGAGTTTGGTCTTTAGGTCTTTCCATTTTATCAGCAAAGTACCCCTCTATACTAAACCCTTTAACCTTACCAGTTTTTACAAACTCGTTCCAAATCTCATCGTTGTTTACTTTAACCGCACCTACCCAAGTACCTAATGGCAAATCCATACCATACTTAACACTCTTGTCGTGTACCTTGTCCTCTACTATCCAACTCTCAACTAATGATAGTCCGTTTATTTGGTATTGGTGTTCTAATGTACTGTTATTTTGTTTGCCTTGCATTAAGTACATTTGCGAAGCTTTTAAGACAGTATCTTTTGAGAAATATATATAATACTCATCTTCTCCGTTTCGTCTGTATATGGGCTTATTTGGAATAAGTAACGCACCCATTAAAATGCGCTTTTCCTTGTCTACCTCTGCAAGTTTAAACTCTTGCGATTTAAGTGCAATAAAATCTTCTTCTATTGCTGGGTTTTCCACTACGCTAATAGCTTCTATACCTATTTCTTGTTCTTCGTCTAAAATTAGTTCTACTATCCGCATACTATTATATAATGTTTTTAATTATTTTTTGTATTTAGCTTCCAATCGTTGCGCCCTCTACAATGTTGTTCTCCAAACTCTGTGCTGTTGTAATATCATTAGCTACTACATACGCTTGTACTGGCTGTTGTGTTTGTCCTCCTACTGCTTGTGCTAATTGGCTTGTTTCTGTTGCACCTACTATGTTAAATGATGGCGGAGTTGAACCACCACCTCCAGCAGCAGTGCCACCACCAGTTGCAGAGCCACCACTTTTTAAGGCTGCTAACCCTTTTGTAGTAGCAGCAACAGAGGATGCAATACCAGTAATCATTCTAATATTATTCGCTAATATTAAAGGCGGTGCAGCTAAACCAGCTTCGGCAGTAAGTCTTGCGTTTGCAGCGTTTGTATTAATAATGTTTTTAGCTATCCCCACAGCATTACTTGCAATAAGAGTTGCTGCTTGAAGTTTTTTATTTTTCTTATCAAAAGAAGCTAATATACTAAAGCCAGCAGTGGCTGCATCAAGTGATGCGTTTTTGATGTCAAGCTCGGCATCTTGTACCGCTTTATCTTCTAAAATCTTTCTTTCATTTCTTTCTTTTTCTTCTTTTTCCTCTTTATCTTTTCTCTCCTTGTTTTCTGCTGCTATCTTATCTGCTCTCTCTTTATCTTCTGCTGCCTTTTGGTCTGCAAGTGCTTTTTGTTCTGCATTGTTTTCTCTTATTGCAGTTGTTACCTCTGCTGTTAATGCTTTCTGTAATCGTAGTCTATTTGTTTCTAATTGTATTACTTGCGCCCTTGCATTGGCTTCCTCATCTAACGCTTGTTTATTGCTTTTTGCTAAAGAGTTTTCCAACTCAATAGCTTGTAGCCTTTCTTTAGCAACTTGTGCCTCTTTGTTTGCTAAATCCTCGCTAATTTTACCAGCTTCTTTTAATAACTCAATTCTTTCGGCTGCTGTAAAGTTTTCTTTGTCTGCTGCCTTTTCTCGTATCTCTGCAATCTTTCTTTCGGCTTCAGCTCTTTCTACGATTAAATCTCTTGCCATCTTTTCGGCTTTGGCTCTTTGGTCTGCTATCTTGGCTGCATTTGCTGCATCATCCGCAACCTCTTTACCAAATTCTTTAACAGCCTCAATAGCACCATCTACACTGTCTGTAACGCTATCAACACCAAGAACAACTTTACCCATTGCATCAGCAGCAAGTTTTCCAGCCGCTTTAAATTCGCCTTTAAATAATAAACTTATTGATTTACCCAAGTTGGGAATTAACTCAAGTAAGCCCTCAAATCTATTTACAATATTGTCTTTTATAAGATTAGCAAAATCTGTAATCGCTTGTTTAGGGTTTTCAAATACTGATATAATATTCTCTCCTAAATCAGCTAATAGGTCTAATAAATTATCAGTAACACTACCAATAACCCCAAGTATTTTAGCAAACTTGTTTTGTCCTTCTTCTGACCTTGTAAACGCTTGTCCTAATGATGTAACTGCAATTAATAAAGCACCAATACCAGTGGCAAGTATAGCAATTCTTAAACTCTTGAAACTTGCAATTACAGAAGTTAAACCGCCTTTAAACGCTTTGAATTTAGATACTGCACCACCAGTAGCTTTGTCTACTGTGTTACCCATAGCTTCAGTAGAAGCACCAGTATCCTTAACCTCATTATTTACACCCTCAACCGCCTTTTCTAAATCATTGACATTTTTTTGAGCGCCTTTTGTATTTACATTTAAGTTAATTGTTTTCTCTACTGCCATTTTATTTCTTGTTTAAGTGCTTTGTATCCCTCTTTAAGTGTTGTAGGTAGTTTGTGTTTACCTTGTGCTATTCGGATGTTCTCTGTTTCTCCGTTTGCGTATTTTAAGCTGTCTAAAATTAACTTTATCATTATTCTAATATTATTGTATCTCCTACCTCTGTTATTAATGTATCTCCATCCTCTGCAAGTGCAAATGGTGGTGGGTCTGTTGTTACTACTATGCTTGTGTCAAATGAGTATGCATCGTTTCCATCTATGTTGTATTTTGCTCTTACTCCTATATTGTATGTTGTATTGGGTTCTAAAGGCAATATCTTTATGCCATTGCCTAAAGTTGTTACAAATACTCCACCATTTAAAATAACATCATAGCCAACTGCACCAGTAACCGCAGTCCAAGTTATGTCAATAGATGTTGATGTTTTTGATGGAGATGTAAGTTGAGCAACCCTATCTAAATAAGCGAATTGACTGTTGTTTATTTGACTTACAAACTCTTGTCTGTTATATAGTTCTAATTCTGTTTTATTGGTTAGTAGATTTGTCTTTATACTGTTTATTCTATATGCGTTGTTTGCTATTACTAATTTGTCTTTTAATTGTAGCTTTAGCAATATGCTTAAAGGTAAGTATGCGGTGTATTTAAACAACCTTGACGCTGGGTCAAACATTGTCTGCACATAATCAAAATACCCATCCTCAAATAAGTTAGTGCTTAACGTTGGTATTTCTTGTAGAAACTCATCAGCTTCTAATCCAAAGTTTAACTGTAATCTTTTATTATAACCCCATTCCCCTATTGCTGTAACATTACTCGGACGCCTATAATTACTTGGCGCACTACCACCGATTGTTAGTTCACTATCTGTATTGGCTTGATATAAACTTGAAAATATTAAAGGCTCTCCAATAGTAGGGTCAAACTGTTTATTTAAAAACGCACCTTGACCAATAAGAGTTAAACTATCATTATCGTTTGGGTCTGTTAGCCTTTCATACATCATTTTTTCAAAAGGCAATTCTACTGTATAAGTACCACCATCAAAAGGTGTATTTTC